GATGACGAACTAAACCAAAACCAAGGTCCCGAAGGGGAGGAGCCAGAGTCGAGCCAAGCGTTAAGGGTTGCCGAGCTTGAGGGCTTGGTCGCCCAAAAGGACGAGGAGTTAACCAGAGCTAATGCCCACATCACCGAGCTTGAGCAGGCTGTAGCTGAGTCAGAAGAAAAGCTGACCACTCTAAAGGATTCTCTGGCTGAAGCTGTAGCCAGCTACAAAGCCACGGTGGTTCAGGCAAACCCAGAGGTGCTTGAGGAGCTCGTCACCGGTGACACCATTGAGTCTATCAATGAGTCACTAAACAAGGCTAAGACCCTGATTAGCCGGGTGAGGCAGGGATTAGAGGCTGAAATTTCAGGGACTAGGATTCCTGCCGGAGCCCCGCAGCGGACACCGCCAGACCTATCGGCTCTATCCCCACGGGAAAAGATTCAATACGCAATAGGAGGTAAGAAATAATGGCGCTAACACTAGCTGAGGCAGCTAAGCTGTCAAACGATATCCTACTTCAAGGGGTGGTGGAGACTATCATTAAGGACTCACCCATTCTCCAGCAACTCCCGTTCATAGAGATTGTAGGTAATGGCTTAACCTACAATCAGGAGAAGACCCTGCCTACCATTGATTTCTATGATGTTGGTGATACCTGGGCTGAATCAACCCCGACCTTCGAGCAGAAAACAGCCAACCTGAAGATTATGGGTGGAGATGCCGATGTTGACAATTTCCTCAAAGCCACCCGAAGTAACATTCAGGACTTAGAGGCAGCGGTTATTGAGCTTAAAACCAAGGCGCTTAGGCGCAAGTTCGAGGAGACCTTCGTCTATGGCGATTCAGCGACTAACACTAAGCAGTTCGACGGTCTGAGGAAGCTCATTGATACCACTACTGCCAGCGACCAGATAATAGCTACGGGGGCTACCGGAGCCACTCTTACCCTGGCTAAGCTGGATGAGCTTATTGATGCGGTAAAGGGTGGCAAGCCCGACATACTGCTTATGAGTCGCCGCTCCAGGCGCAAGATTAACGCCTTGGTCAGGGCAGCCGGGGGAATGATGGAGACCGACCGGGATAAGTGGGGCAACTTCATCCAGTTGTGGGACGGTATCCCTATCGGGGTTTCCGACTGGATCCTGGATACCCACGTGCTTACCGGTGGCGTGGAGACAGCGACCACCGGCGGCACTTGCTCCACCATCTATGCCATGCAGTTCGGTGAGGGAGGCCTCTGCGGCTTGACCAGTCCCGGGCACATTCAGGTGGAGCCTATCGGCTCACTGGAGACCAAAGACGCCACCAGGACCAGGATTAAGTGGTACGTCTCCCTGGCTCTATTCAGTACCATTAAGACAGCTGCCCTAATCGGGGTTCAGGACTAAACTAACTGAGAAGGGAGGTTAAAAGTGAAAACGCAGGAACTAGCCAACTGGCTATGCCGCTATAGGCTCAGCAAGTACCGCCAGGATATTGAGCCCTATCTAGGCCGAGAGGGTGAGTTTCACCGGCTGTTTACGCCTTATGAGGTTATAGAGGGGGAGGGAAACTGCCTGCTCAACACCGGTATTGACGAGATATGGGACTTGGTAACCGGTGCTTCGGCTAACCACTACGATAATACTAATGCCCGGATTGGTGTTGGCGATTCCAATACCGCTGCCAATGCCACTCAGACCGACCTACAGGCAGCCACCAACAAGACCTATAAGGGCATGGAGACTGGTTACCCTACCTCTACTAGCCAGAAGGTAACCTTTAAGGCAAGTTTCGGCTCTACCGAGGCTAACTATGCCTGGGAAGAATGGGTGGTCAAGCACTCAACCAGTGCCATCTGCCTCAACCGTAAGGTTGAGAGCCTGGGCACTAAGTCCACCGGTACCTGGACACTTGAGGTACAAATTAGCCTGAGCTAATAGCTCATGCCATGGGGGAGGGCTTAGCCGCCCTCCCCCAATAAATGGGAGGTAAGTATGGTAGAAACTATCTGGAGACCGAAACGACCCTCGGCTTTGACTGATAGCCAAAGAGCGGAGAAGCTCCAAAAGGACAGCAAGTATGAGATTGCCGTCCAAAACCTAAGCAACGCTTTTTACCAGAAAAAGCGGACTGTGGGTGTAACTGCTGATGAAGAGGAAGCCTACAGGCAGGCTAAAGCCAAGCTGTGGAATGACTACCTGGAATGGGCAAAGGCTAATGGCTTATATGAGCAAGTCTCCCCAGAACAGCAATTGGCTGAGGCTGAAGCTGGGCTCAAAGAAATACTACAGAATGTTAATAGCCTTAGAGTTGAGTTAGGGCATAGTCCATTAGAGATTAGGGGGCTGTAATGGCTCAGACTTTCTATCCTATAACGCCAGTTGAAGTAACGCCAGGCACCGCTAGTCAATGGATTGATGTAGATGTTAGTGCTCAAGTGCCATCAGGAGCTACGGGAGTAATACTTCACATCAACGCTACTGGCGCTTATTATGCTATAGGTCTGCGCAAGAACGGTAGTACTGATAATCGGACTGCTACTGGGGTGGGTAATCGCTGGGCTTCCGTTGGAGTCGATGATAATCGTGTCTTTGAAGCTTATGTCGGGGATGTTACTAATGTTGATATTTATCTTGTAGGCTACACTATGTCTGGTGTAACCTTCTTCACCAACGCCTATGATAAATCGCTTAGCTCTACAGGCAGTTGGTATGACATAAACTGTGCTACGCAAGCTCCAAGTGCCATAGGACTTATATTTGAGGTTAATTCAACTTCAGGCACAGCCTATGCTGTGGGGCTACGCAAGAATGGAAGTTCCGATGCCAGAACAGGGACAACATGCTACCATAATGTCCTCGGGGTTATTATAGGTTGTGATACCAGCCAAATCTGTGAAGGTTATATCGGCAACACTGCTAATGACTTTTATCTGGTGGGCTATATCACCGATGGTGCTACCTTCAATACTAACGCTACGGATGTAAGCCTCGGTTCAACAGGTTCTTGGCTAGATTTAGCAGCATTACCTGCCACGGCTAACATGGGCTTTATTGAGGTAAATGCCTCTGGTGGTTATATGTATGGTTTGCGCAAGAATGGTAGCAGTGAGGACATCTACTATTATGCTCAATGCCATCCTTGGGCTTTTGTTGAGTGCGATGCCAGCCAAATCATAGAAGGCAAAATAGCCAATGTAGCTGTTGACTTCTTTGTTGTTGGCTATTCAACGGCAGTAACAATAGTTGAGAAGTCATCGTCTGATACTGGCTCAGGCGCTGAAGCCTCATCACCGATAGCCACATTAAGCAAGGCTGACAGTGGTGGCGGGGTTGAGTCTTTGCTGTCAAGAGTGCTTGGTATTGCCGAAATAGGGTCTGGAACAGAAGTAAGCATGCTTCTAGCCACACTAATCGCAACTGCAGAGACTGGAGCCGGTGCTGAGTTTGCCTCAAAGGCCTTTGGCTCCACAGACTCAGGCTCAAGCGTTGAATTGCTTGTTACTAGGTTACTGGCTACCTCAGAAACAGGAACCGGGGCTGAAGCCTTACTATCTAGGTTACTTTGTCACACTGATAGCGGACTTGGCGGCGACGCCGGCTTAACCTTGTTAGCCACTTTAGCCAGAGCCGAAGCGGGTTCAGGGGTAGATACCTTTACCAATTTAATAACTGCTGCCCTAGCTAGCAGTGAGACTGGCTTAGGTATAGACAAGCTTCTGGGCAGGGCAATATCCCTTCTTGACGCTGGCTCAGGGCTGGATGCTGCTACTTTATCCAAAGTTTTCTTCTCCACTGATAGCGGTGTTGGACTTGAAGCTCTGACTAATTTGCTGGCACTAATCCCTACCACTGAGACCGGCTCAGCTTTAGAGCAACTTAGAGCCAAAATTATGATTTCAGCCGGTGCCGATGACATGAAACTGCCGACTAAGATGGGGAAGGCAAGAACACCATTCAAGGGGGTGAATTTATGAATCTATCTGAAATGATAACCCTGGTTAGGCGCGACCTTAAGGATGAGGCCAGTCCTTACCAGTGGTCGGATGAAGAACTAACTAGGCATATTAATCATGCGGTAAAGGAGCTATCAGAGAGGGTGCCACTACCGGCTAAGGCTACCCTGCCTACAGCAAATGGCTCCAGAGAAGTAGATATCTCTAGCCTCACCGATAGGATTATGGTTGAAGCTGTAGAATATCCGGTAGATGAGTCCCCGACCAAATATCAACGCTTCTCTATTTGGGGCAATGCCTTGACGATAATAAGCGGCGATGAGCCAAATGGCTCTAATTGCCATGTTTACTACGGAAAACTCCATACCCTTGACGCTAATGGCTCCACCATACCCAGCAAATATGAAGACCTAGTCGTTACCGGTGCCTGCGGTTATGCCGCTATTAGCCAGGCAGCCCTTTCTATAAACAAGGTCAACATCGGGGGGACAATGACCCCCACCGAATACCGAACCTGGGGGAATGAGCAATTGAGGATGTTTAAGGATGGGCTAAAGCGGCTGGGCAGGACACACCGGGTAAGGACCCAGCAGCTCTTTACCGATTGAACAGGGGGGTCTAAGAGGGGCTTCGCCCTTCTTACAAAAATTATTCCCCTCTCCTTCAAAGGAAAGAGGGATAAAGCGGGTTCCCAGGAAAATCGAAGATTTTTCTGGGCGCTTTAAGGGGGTAAGGTAGATATGA